ACAAACTTGGCACGTTTCGCCTCTTCTGCCGTAGCGGGAACACGCAAGCCGGGAAGATCACTATTGATATTAATGAACGTACCAGTCATAGCATTTGCTACCATGATGACGAAACGACCTTCTACAGTATCGGCCTGTGTAATTCCGCCGATAACTTGGTCAAAATTGTTAATTTCCATATTATATTGTCTCCTCCAAAATTATTTGGATTTCCTTTCCTTCAAAGCTTTAACGATTTCACTGATACTAACCTCACTAGGTTCACCTGGAAGGTCTGGAACTTTTGTGGTCTTATCAGTTTTGTCATCTTCTAGAGATGCCTTAGCTGAAAAGGCAGCGAGTTCTTGCACCATGAAATCTAGTGCTGGTTCGTCTAAACTTAAAAGTTTTTCCGAATTGTCGGTAAAATAAGCGTCGTCTTTTTCAAGTTTCGCTTCAGCGAATTTAGCTTTAATACCTTCTAGTTTTTGTACTTTAGCTACTTCATCGTCAATTTCTTTCTTGAACGCCTGAAGTTCTGCAAGTTCAGTTTCCATAGCTGTCTTTTCTGTTTCCAGAGAAGCCCTAGCTTGTTCCTTTTCTTGCAAAGAGGCCAAAGCAGCATCTAGTTTAGCTTGCAAATCAATGACTTGCTGTTTAAGCTGTTCTAATTCCACTTTATCTTCCTCCATTACTATATTCTCGATGGCGACAGAACCGTATTCCTCACTAATCTCTTCAAGACTAGCACCAGCTTCTATTTTATCCAGTAATGTAGTCACTGTTTTCTTTAGTGACAATAAAACAGGAGTGGGAATATTGGATTTACCTGCCTCTACTAACGCTTCCCTTAGTTTGCTTTCATCGTAAAGACCTTTATCGTCTTTAACAGGAAAGTGTCTTAATTCTCTAGGGAACGTTCTCCCATCTAAATCCTTTTCTCCGCCTCTATCAATCATTAAGAATGAAGAGTCGGGAAGATTTTCAACATATGTTTTCCCCCATTTATCTACTTCAATAGTAGTTTTATTTGTTTTCTTAGCGGCCATAGCTGTAATTCTGGCTCTCCCAAAATAAGCTCCAACTCCTACAACTGTAGCTGCTTTTAATGTTGGGTCAATTAAATCTATAGTCCCATCATTGTTTCTAACCTTATTAGAAACGCCTAATTCCCAAGAAATATCTACCTCTTCACCATTATCTACTTTGGTCTTAAGATAAGATACGTCTCCTGGACGTTCATTTAGCCACAAAGCCGCAAGTCCAACAATTTTATTAACCCCGTCCTCAAATACTTTCTTTAGATGAGTAATAACACCAATTGGGCTTGAATTTTCATGACCCTTTTCAATCTTACCCTCAGCCATTTTAATTGGCATGTGGATACCAGACTGAATAAGATTATCAAATCCATCTACTGGAACTCTCTCATTATTTCCGTTAGGTTGGTCATCCGTAAGAATAAACTTAGCCCAACGAACATAAGGGTTCATCATTAGACTAGCTTCTGCGTCAAACGCCTTAGCCTCGTCCTCAGTAATTAGCTCCAGTTCAGAAACTTCTGATTTTTTCTTTGTCATTTATATAATCCTCTAAGTATTAATTGTACACGATATTAATACTTATTGATAGTTTTATACTGGTTTTACCTCTACTTTCTTCTTAGGAGCTGGTTTTTCGGTAGTTTTCTTCTCTGTTTGTTGATTTTGGGTGGGATTTCCTGGCTGATTCGTAGCCGGAGAGCCAAATGGATTAGGCCCTACTGTGGGTAATCCTCTCTTAGTAAGCTCATTATTTTCTCCCTCGAGCTTGTCTAATTGGTCTGTAAAATCATATCCAAGTCCTTTAGCCAAATCAGTTCTAGAAAGGGCTGACGCATCATACAGTTGTTTTAAAGCTGCCATAAATTCAGCAAAAGCGTGTAAATTAAGTGCAGCAAATTCTACAGCCGGAGCAGATTTAAAGTTATTTCTTAATGAAACTTCTGTACAAATATCCCTGATAACTTCAAGGATTTTGCGTCTAAAATTATCCATAGTTTTTACTGGAGAAAGTGTAGCTAATTCTGCATTTGATGTTCCACTCTTTGCAGATTCACCAGTAATCATAACTCTTGGGAATCCCAAACCAAATAGAATCTCTTGATTAATATCGTCATACTTAGTTTCTTTTAAAAGAGTTTCAACATTTGGAAATATCCATTCCATAGAAACTGTATGATTTGTAACTAACTGAAAAATTCTTTCCATTAGTTGGTCACTATTACTTCTCATACGAAGTTGTGACCTAAGTTCATCAAGATATGCTTGGTCTTCGTCAGATTCAGTAATTGGGAAATCCTTATCACCAACTTTAACATGAAGAATAGCACCAATTACTTTGTCTATTAAAGTATAATCCATTCTACGAAGCTTTCTCTTGTGCTGTAATGCATCAAGAGATGGCCCAACATAAGATATTGGATAAGGATTGTCTGCTGTATATTTCCTACGAATAATATTATCAGCTTCTAGAGGAATTTCTTTCTTCCCAGCTAGAACGTCCTTAACGAAGTCTGGAAATTGTGCTTTTAACTTATCGAATGCTTCTTTATCAACTTCTCCATTTTCCAGTTTACCTTTTTCCTTAATAAATTTAATCACAAATTCGGGAATTTTAATATAGAAAGCTGGAGCATCTCCCATCCAACTCTTCAAGATTTTGATAGAGCTTGGGTCACGTAACGTAAGTGATTCAGGGAGAACTAAACTGGAATATTTCTTTACCCCCAAAGAGAAAATAAATTGTTTATCTGTGTTTCTCTGCCAGCCAATATTAGGAACCACTAACCCAGATAGCATAAATTCTTGCGCCATCTGTTCAGCAAATTCCATAAGCCTAGGTTTCAAGGCAGAAAACAATCTAAATTCATTTTCTGCTAATCCATTTTTAGAAAATACCAAATCGTTAATACCAATCTCTACTAATTTATTTATAACTGTAGAGACAACTGGTTCAGTTCTATAGAAAAATCTACATAGTGAATTTATCTTAACGAATTCGTCATAATCAAATTTCTTATCTTTTGCCTTAAGTGGGTCAGTCCAAGGATTAGTAGTCGGACTACCAAATTCTGCAAAAGCTACTCCCTTTAATTTGCTGTTGTCGGTAAGGGATTCAACCGCTTCAATAACTTTATTTTTCTTTTCTGTCATTTATTAATTCCATGCCGATCTTGCTAATTTAACTTTCGGCTTTGATGTATTATATTCTCTTGTGAAATAATAAGCTGCTATTCCACAAAGCAGGGCAGACGTAAAGTGGTCTTCTCCCCTCTTTCCACCTCTTTCTGTCAAAGTTTTATATGAAATATCCCCGTTAGGATTCTTAGAATATGTCATTCTTTCTAGTTCTATAATCATGTCTGGGTCTGTGCTTGAGAAAACTATTCTATGATTATTAGTAAATTGTTGCAATAAAGATACGGTAAATGGTTTAGTTTTCATCTTCACTTCATCACCATTTGAATCTATACCCATAGAAGTCCAAGAAGAGAAATCAATAGGCATAATAATGTCTTTATAAAGTTTATTTTTGTATTGAGGTTCTTCTATAAGATGTTGTCTAACTGATTTACCAGATTGCCCTTCATCCATTCCTATGATAAATGGGTCAAATTTTCTAGTAAGGATGTCAATAATTTTTTCTTGCATAGGATATTGAACTTTAGTTAATTTTATCCTGCCATGAAATCTTATTTTCTCCGAACCATCTATGTAATAAATACTAATAGCTGTAGGTTCAGTGTATCCTAAATCTATTCCCATAAACACGCCATAATTCTTTTCAGTGACAACAGGAAATGTTTCTATTTGTGTGAATAGTTCTGATGTGTTATCAGTTTTAAGTCCGTCAATCTCTAGTCTAAGAACTGGATAATCTTCTATCTTAAATAAATTCCTATCAAATAGGGCGAATACTGGCTGACCGTGCTGACCTAAAACATAGTGTATAAAATCCTCAGAATCTTCACCACCATACTGCTCTTTATAATTTTCAATATCTTTATCAGTAACTCTAGGATTATCATATGCTGACACACGATGCTTAGAGTAATTATCAGCCACTTGATCTACATTAAATAAAACGTTCTTCTCTCTCAATCCTGTAGGAACTCCAGTAACTATTTCTCTGTGTCCATTTGTAAATGTATTTAAATCTGGCTGCATTTCACTAAAAGCTGC